GGTACGCAGCATCGCGTAATTCGCGTTGTGCGTGCATTTTCTAAATTCGGTTTTTTGTTTCCATTGGGGATATATGGCAAAGGTTAACAGAGTAGAGCTAGCAAGGTTTCTAGACTGCTCACTTCCTACAGTTACAAGTAAAGTGACGAAGGGTATGCCATATCTTCAAAAAGGTGGTCGCGGCAAAGAATGGAGCTTCGACACTGCTGACATAATAACTTGGATAAAAGACCAAGCAATTACAGATGCGGTTGGTGATTTAACCCAAGTGCACGAAGAAGAATTGAAGCGCAGAAAGCTTGCTGCTGAAACTACCATTGTAGAAATTGAAGCGGCCAAGAAGAAGGGCGAAGTGGTTTTGCTTGTTGACGTAGAGCGAACTATTCGAGACTTATGTATTGAACTACGCGCAATGATGATGCTTGTTCCTCAGCGGGCTGCGTCACATGATCCAGAATTAAAAAGAGTCTTAGAGGATGAGATCAAAGAGGCGCTAAAAGACGCACTTGATATCGAACTCGACTATGACTCTTGATTTAAGTAATCCCGAAGGTTTAAAGGCCGTTGTTAAACGCGCCCTTAAATTTATCGAGCCGCCAGAAGATTTATTGCCTAGTGAGTTTGCAGAGCGCTATTTGCGAATAAGTGCAGGTAATGCAATACCGGGGCCAGTAAGATTTAGGAATGCACCGCATCAAGTAGAGCCGTTAAACTTAATTGACGATCCGACTTGTGAGCGTATAACGCTAATGTGGGGCGCTCAAACAGGCAAGACACAAGCAGCACTAATGGCAAAAGCTTATTTTATAGCTCATAAACCATCTAACATAATGGCGATGCAACCAAGCCAGCCAGATTTAAGCACTTGGTTAAACGCAAAATTCAACCCAATGGTTGAAGCGTCTGAAATATTATCAGCACGAATTGCTAAAGCGAGAGGTCGTGAAGGCACAAACAATCAGAACATGGTCACTTACCCTGGTGGCGCTATGATGTTTGCTTGGTCAGGCTCACCAAAAACAATGCGCGGGCGTTCGGCGCCAAAGATATTCCCAGATGAAACGGACGGCTACGACAGAACCAAAGAAGGGCATCAGGTAGGCTTGATTTGGCAAAGAGCGGCTACGTTTCGCGATGAAAGACTACTGTTTGAAACATCAACACCAACACTTGCGGAAACATCTTACATTGAGCCCGCTTTTAACGAAGGGGATCAAAGGCGTTATCATGTGCCATGTTTCGACTGTAATGAAGTGCAGTATTTAAAATGGTCGCAAGTTACTTGGCAACAAGACGATGAAGGCGAGCACATGCCGCACACAGCCGCTTATGCTTGCGAACATTGCGGCAGTTTGTGGGATGACTCACAAAGATATAAAGCATTGGACAACGGTAAGTGGATTGCTGCTAAGCCATTTAAAGGACACGCTTCTTTTCACTTTCCCGAAATGGGATCAAAGTTTGTCAGGTTGATGGACGTTGTAAAGTCCTTCTTGTCTAAAAAGGCCATGGGTGATTTACAAACATTTACGAACGTTTCACTTGCTGAAACATGGAAAGAAAAAGGCTTAACTTCTGATCCCGATTTATTGTACAGCAGGCGCGAACACTATCCTGCCGAAGTGCCAAAGGGTGCTGTCTTTATTACCTGCACCGTTGACACACAAGATGATCGATTTGAGTTGCAGTGGGAAGGGTGGGGAGATCAGCAAGAAAACTGGAAGCTTCACTATCAAACCGTCCGCGGTAATTTAAACGAGCGTGAAGTATGGGATCGTTTAGATATAGCACTTGATAAAACATTCAAGCATGAGTCAGGGATTGTATTAAACACTCACTTGATCGGACAAGATACAGCTGGACACTTTACACAAGAAGTCTACAACTACATAAAACGCAGTAGGCACTCAATATATGCGCTTAAAGGTGCTACTGGTAGAGACGCTAACTTGGTCGCTCCACCTACTCGCAATAATTTGGGTAATGTCAATCTTCACACGCTTGGCGTTCACAAACTTAAAAAGCAGATATATCAGCGTTCTGGCATACAAAAGCCCGGCGCAGGTTATGTGCACTTTCCTATTTCTGATTTATTTGAAATTGATTACTTCAAGATGTATACCGCCGAAGAGTTAAGGGCGAGGTATATCAAGGGCGTCAACATGGAAGAGTGGGTAAAGATAAGGCCCCGCAACGAGGCATTCGATTTATCTGTTTACAATTTGGGTCTGGTTTACATATTTCAACCAGACTTTAAGTATTATCAGCAGCAACTAGAAAATAAAATATTTAAGCCAGATGCGGCTAAACCTAAACCTAAGCAGCGAAGTGGCTGGGTCAATAACAGCAATAAGAGTTGGATATGATAACCATAGAACAAGAAATGCTTAACCTGTACATGCAGGCAGAGAAAGACGTTTTGCAAGGTAAATCTGTCACTCTTCGCGGCGAGCAAATGACAATGGAAGATTTAGAACAAATCCGCGCCGGTCGTCAAGAGTGGGAACGCAAAGTAAATTTACAATCTAACAGTGGTAAAATATATTCACTATCGAGATTTAATTAATGAATATACTGGATGCTGCCATTCTATCAATTGCCCCTAGGTGGGGCGCGGATAGAATAAAGAATCGCGCACTTGCTGAGCAATTCAAATCGTATGACGCATCAAAGCCCGGCCGCAATCGTAAAACAAAAATTAGAAACGTAAGCGGCACTACTGCTGTACATGGTCATGCTGAGTCAATACGTGGCCAAGCTCGATATTTAGATGAAAGCCACGATATTGTTATCGGTATTTTAAATATACTAGAGCAAAAAGTGATAGGACCAAAAGGGATCAGTATTGAGCCAATGCCGTTTACCGTGGCGGGCGAAAAGCACGAAGCGTTTGCGAAACAGGTATCGGATTACTTTCAAGAGTTTTCAACAGCTCCCGACACGACTGGCGAAATGTCACGCGAAGAAATGGAGCGCTTACTTTGCCGGTCTTGGCTTCGTGATGGTGAAGTGTTTGGAAAGATAATTGAAGGTAACGTTGCTAATTTTAAGCACAACACAAAAGTACCTTTATCTGTAGAGTGCTTAGAAGCTGATTTTTTACCTTATCACAAGCAAGATGGCGATCGTATTTTTCAAGGTGTAGAGCGCAATCAATGGGGCCAAGCCTTAGCGTTTCACTTTTATCAGAATCACCCCGGCGATATGCTAGGGTTTAGATCAAAAACAAATCGAATATCTTCTGATAATGTGCTGCATTTGAAGTATACAAACCGTCTACGTCAAAGCCGAGGCGTTTCAATACTTCACGGCGTTATCACTAGGCTAGAAGATTTAAAGGATTATGAAGAGTCTGAAAGAGTAGCGGCTAGAATATCCGCGGTGCTTGCTGCTTACGTTAAAAAAGCGCCGGGCAATCACTCTAATCAGGTGGCAGATGAAGACCGCATTATGCAAATGTCACCGGGCATGTTCTTTGATGGACTTATGCCGGGTGAAGAAATAGGGACTATCCAAAGTAATAGGCCAAGTGCTTTACTGCAACCGTTTAGAGACTCAATGATAAAAGCGATTGCAAGCGGTTCACGTGGTACGGCGTCAACAATTGGCCAAAACTTTGACGGGTCATATTCTGCGCAGCGTCAAGAAATGGTCGAAGGTTATGCAGGTTACGAGATACTGCAAAGAATGTTTATCACTAAGTGGTCTAAAAAATTATACAGGCGCGTTGTTGCTATTGGGATCGCAAGCGGTGACTTAGTGCCACCGCTAGATCTTGATATGAAAACAATCAACAATGCTATTTATTTGGGTCCGGTTATGCCGTGGATTGATCCCGACAAAGAAACCAAGGCGCATGAGCGGTCAGTTAAAGCAGGGTTTAGTACTGAGGCTAAGGTAATACGCTCAAAAGGTGAAAACCCGCAAGAAGTTAAACGACAGCGAGAGCAGGAAGTTAAAGAGAATAAAGAGCGTGATTTAGTTTTTAGCTCAGATGCTAGGCACGAAGTACAACCACCGCCTGAAACACCGGAACAAATAGTAGAAAAATAATAGGCCGCTTAATTGCGGTTTTTTTACGTCCAAAAATGGAGCATGAAAATGCCAAAGCAAAATAAATGGTATGAGATGAAAGCCCTTGCCAGTGGCATGGCTGAAATCTATGTATATGACGAAATAGGCATGTGGGGAGTCACCGCTAAAGATTTTTCAAGCGACTTAAAAGAATATAAGTCTAACGATATTACTTTGCGCATTAATTCTCCCGGCGGCTCAGTAACAGACGGCATTGCCATATACAACTTGCTGAAAAATCACAAAGGCAAAGTGCATGTGCAGATTGATGGTTTAGCCGCTTCAATGGCGTCAATCATAGCAATGGCGGGTGACACAATAACTATGCCAGAAAACGCGCTAATGATGATCCATAACCCTTGGGGACAGGCTATGGGCGACTCGGAAGAGTTGCGCAAAACGGCCGACGTGCTGGACAAAATGAAGAAAGCATTACTATCTGCCTATGTTAACAAGTCAGGTCGCTCAGAGGGTGAAATAGACGCACTGATGACCGCAGAAACGTGGATGACAGGCGTTGAAGCAGTCGAAATGGGTTTCGCTGATCAAGTAACAGATGAAGTTATGTTAGCGGCTTCTTTTGATGTAACAAAAATACAAAATTACGATAGTGATAAAACGTCATTATTTAAACTGTTGGCAACTGCTGACACTACAACTGGAGAAGTCATCATGACTACCAAAGTAAACTCGGCACCAAAAGCCGAAACAAACGTTGTGACCGAACCGGTTGCAGTAAATAAAATTGATGTTGAAGCGGTACAAGCTAAAGCAGTCGCAGACTACGAAGCCAAGCAAGAGACGCGTAAGCAGGAAATACGCACCGCCTTTGGTTCGTTCGCTGAAAAACACGCTGAATTGTTAGGCTCATGCTTAGACGATGCTAAATGTTCAATAGAAGATGCTCGCGCCAAGCTTTTAAATAAGTTGGGTGAAGGCGCAACCCCACAGAAGGGCGGTTTTAATATGAATGTAGGAAATGGCAGCATTGATAAAGACGCAATGATTGCAGCTATTAAAGCTAAATCAAAGATTAAGTTAAAAGACGGTGAAATGTCTAATGACAATCCCTATCGAAATAATACTCTTGTAGAGTTAGCAAAAGCATCACTTGCAATTGCTGGCCAAAGCTCAGGAATGTTTAACACTGTTGGCGATATGGTCGGCGCCGCGTTTACTCATAGTAGAAGTGACTTTGGCAATGTAATTCAAGATGTAGCAAATCAATCTTTGCTGATGGGCTTTGAAGAGCAGCCAGAGACTTACCCATTATGGACCCGCGAGGGAAGCCTTAGCAATTACAAAGAGGCTCACAGGTCAGCACTTAATCACATGAGTTCTTTACGTGAAGTAAAGGAAGGTCAAGAGTACAAATATACAACTATAGATGACCGTGGCGAAAAAATAAAACTAGCCAAATTCGGGGATCTATTTTCAATTACCGAAGAAGCAATAATTGACGATGACTTGGGCGCTTTTACAAGAATACCTATGCGAATGGGTGCGGCTGCTAGAAAAACTATTGGCGATTTGGTTTATAAGTTACTTACAGAAACTTACAATATGTCGAATGGCCAGCCCTTGTTTTCAACAGCAAATAAAAACCTAAGAACCGGCACTGGTGGAGCACTAAGCGTTGCTAGTTTAGACGCGGCTAGAGTCGCTATGAGGACACAAAAGTTAGGCGGCAATTCATTAGGGATAAGACCGGAGTATTTGATCGTACCTGCATCACTCGAAACGGCTGCAACTAAACTAATGAGAGATACCGTTCTTGCAGGCGCATCAAATGGGGAAAGCAACCCTGTATCAGGTTTGGCTCAGGTCATATCTGAAGCTAGGTTAGATGATACTAGCTTAACAGCTTGGTTTTTAGCTGCTGGCGGCATGTATGACACAATAGAGGTCGCATATCTTAATGGCAACAGCGCTCCAACTTTACAAAGCCAAGATGGTTGGTCAGTTGATGGCACTATTTTCAAAGTTAAAATGGTTGCTGGTGTTGCGCCGCTTGAGCATAGAACACTTTACAAGTCGAACGGCGCTTAATCGCGCCTTTTCTTTATTTGATACAGGATAATTTAAAATGAAAAACTATGTACAAGAAGGCAAGTCAATTGCTTTAACCGCACCTAGTGGCGGCGTTACTTCGGGCCAATCTTTATTGATTGGCGCATTGCCTGTTGTGGCACATAACACGGCTCCAGCCGGTCAGGAGTTCACCGCTTTTACATGCGGCGTATTTAGCTTAGCTACTGCGTCAACGCCTACAGCAGGCGCGGCCGCTTATATTACGGCCGCTGGCGCTATTGTTAGCACTGCATCGGGTAACACTTTAGTCGGTAACTTTATATCAGCTAAAGATGGTAACGGCGATGCATTGGTGTTGTTTAAGTAAGTGAGCAACCGAAAAGCAATAGAGAAACGCATGGCTGACCGGGCACTTGCTCGGCTCGGCTCTGACGTTTGGCTTCGCGGTGTTAAGTATGTGGGCCATATCTTAAGCGAGGGTTTTGACGATGGTAGCGGTTTTAGGTATGAGTTGTCGCTAGGCATAAGACCAGAGGCCGCAGCTAACTTCAATAAAAATGACTCGGTGTTTATCGATCAGACAGAATATAAGATAAAAAGAATACCAGAATACACAAACCAGCAATTATTAGTAAATATTGAGGTGCAACTTGTCCAAAGCTAAAGAAGTTTTTAACGCATTTTTTGCACGCATCGAAACGCTTAAATCATTTGATTTAGTGGGCGAGGTTGTAAAGACTGGCATCGACCACGTTGAAAAAATAAATACGCTTGAAGTATCTCTTGGTGATGATAGTCGCACAGAGCTTACCGCACAACTTTACGAGCATGAGCTAGGCATTAACGTTGATATACACGTTAGAAGTTTGGACACAAGCCTTGACGACACTATGCTTGATATTCGTCAACTCGTCGAAGATGCAGTTTTTGGCACAAGCTTAGGCCTTGATTACATTCATCGCATTAATTTTATAGCTCAATCAAGCCCGTTATATAACGCACCTGGCACGGACTATGCGAGCGCCACGCGCCTTGAGTACATGATCCAGTATAAAACCAGTCGAGAAAATCAAGATGTTGACTATGCAAATTAAATGCTTAAAGCGCGTCATTATTGGCAGCCAGTTTTACGAAAAAGGCGCGGTAGTGCCAAAAGTATCAACCAGCGATGGTGAAAACCTAATTTTACGTGGCGCCGCGGTAAAGCTGCCCGTTAAACGAAAGACCAAAACCAAATAAACCACATCAAACAAACATTATTGGAGAAACATCATGGCTGGTGAATTAAACGGCACGAAAGTACTACTAAAGAAAAATGGCACAACTATCGTTGGCCAAGGAGAAGGAACGCTAACAATCGGCGGCACTGTTATTGATATTAGCAATAAGTCATCAAACGGTTACGTGATGCTCTTAAACGGTGAGCTTGCAGGTAAGCAACTGACGTTTGCAGGTACCTTTGTGTATAACAGTGACGCATCTTTTAGAACCGTTCGCGCCGATGCATTAACAGGGACACAAGACGAATATTCGCTTGTTTATCCTAGCGGTGGTGAAACAGACGAATCATTCACGGCTGATATGGTGCCAAACGGTATGAGCGACGCATTGCCTATGGGCGATAAAGTGACTACGTCAATTACATTCTTATCAAGCGGTGAATTCGTTCACGTACCTGCAGCGTAATAGGTGATCTATGAGTGGTGAAATTAACGGCACAACTGGCGTACTGTATAGAGTGGTCGGCACTAGCCAAGAGATTGTTGGTCAACTCGAAATGACTCGCACAGTGTTAGGCGCTCCAATTAACACTGAAAGCAAAACAGATAACGGCTTTGTTACATTAATGAATGGTGAGCTATCCATGGTTGGCTCTACGGTCGCTGGCTCACTTGTTTACAATAACGATGCAGAGTATAAGAAAATTAGAGTTGACGCGCAGGCGGGCAATGTGGGCGCATACGCGTTGGATATTGACGGCGTTATTGATAATTTAATCACGTTTAACGGTATACCGAACGGATTGAGCGATGCGGTGCCGGTTGGCGATAAAATTACCACTTCAATCACATTTTTATCAACAGGTGAATAATGCACTTTAAGTTATGCGGTAAATCATATGAGGCCAAGATGACATTGGCAGCTATGAAGATGTTCAAAGAGCGCACCGATAAAGATCTATGGTTTACGCTTATTTCTGTGTTGCACTGCTTTACGAATAACATGGGTAAAGACTTGCTCACAGTAACGAAAAGCCTAGCGCTAGCTGTAGACCCGCTTACCGCTGCAGAGCTTCTTTATTGCCTAGCTAAACAAGAAAATAAATCACTCGGCATTGAAGAATTTGAAGACGGTGTTATGCGGTGCGGCTGGCGTCCAATTGAGGGTGAAAATACGGATAGCGTAGAGCCATACACATTTTTACTCGTTGATGTTGCTCAGCAAGTAGATAAGCAGATGCACACTCTAGCTATAAAAAAAAAGGAACGAACTGGCTTAGACTCTCCGGCCGAGAGCAGCTAACCGAGTTTGAAACGGACTATTACGGTTATTTTAAGCTATTAGTAACCGTTGCCAAAATTGCACCAGCCGAAGCATGGATGCTTGAATACGTAGAAATATATATTTTACTGGATTTAGACAAACACACTCCATCCACCGACATTAGCATGATGATAAACGCCGAGCGTAAAATGAACGGCCTTACTGATAAGCGATATTTGATTCAATGAGCACAGAAAAATACAATATTGAGCTAAGCGCCAATGCTTTAAAAATGCGCGGTGAATTGGATAAAGCTAATAAAAAACTGCGCGATCTAGAGGGTGGATTTCAAAAAGCAGACGATAAACAAAAAGGCTTTACGTTTAGCGGTGAAAAGTTAGCAAAAGGTATGGCGTTAGTTGGCACCGCTTTACTCGCGGCAACGTCTGCGCTTGTGGCTTATTCCACCGTGCAAGGCCGTGCCATTCGTGAAACCGAAGTACTTGCAACTATGGCAGGGCTGACAAACGAAGAGTTTAGGCGACAGTCTTTTGTCATGGGCACTGTTGGTATAAGCGCTGAGAAATATGGCGACATAATGAAGGACACCCAAGAGAAAGTTGGTGACTTTCTGGCCACTGGCGGCGGCGCATTCCAAGACTTCGCTGACGTTATGAAGTTAACAGAAAAAGACGCGCTTTCACTAGCAAACGAATTTGAAAATATGTCTGGTGACCAAGTATTAAAAGCCATGGTTAGGCAAATGGAAGATGCAGGCGTAAGCACTCAAAAAATGTCGTTTGCTCTCGAAGGTATGGCAAGCGATACCACTAGATTAATTCCTTTACTTAAAGATGGCGGCAACCAAGCGGATCTTTTAGGTAAAAAATTCGATGAAATAAATATTGAACTAAGCGACGAAGAACGCCAGCAATTTAAAGACCTGGCTGATAATGTTGATTTAGCACAAGGCGCGTTCGTTAACTTTATCAACAATGCAATCGCACCTTTTTTGCCCGCTGTTAACAAAGCGGCTGAGTCACTAGCAAACTTTTTTGCAATTGCAAATGACGACTTAGAAGTCAGCGGCATACTTGATAACCACGCTTTAATTGAAAATATTGATAGCCTTTCTCAAATTGAAAAAATTCAGAAGGCGGTAAACGCTCAGATTAACGATTATTCTGTAGCTATAGGCAAGTACAGTGAAGCGGGCCTAAATAGCGATGACTTTATTGATCATCTGGTTAAATTGCATGAAATAAACGCAATCATAGAAGCAAGGGGAGAGTTATTAAAAGCGGAAAGGTCAGAAAGTCAAAATATAGAGACAGCTAGCACCAACACCTCATCAAGTGGTGGTCGATCTGGTGCCGACTCAATTACGGATGGCGAAGCGCTAGAGAAAGAGCTTGAATCACTTCAAGACGCTAAGAAAACAAAATTACAAATCTTGCGCGAAGAAAAAGACGAGAGGTTGCGCATTCTTGACGAGTTATATTCAGAAGACGCTAAGAACGCTGCGCACTACACGGATTTAAAAAAACAGGTAGATCAAGATTACAGGTTACAAATTTTAGAATTTGCAACTACCGATGAACAGGCCAAGCAAGACGCTTATGCAAACGAATTGGCGAGTTTACGTGAGTTTTACGACAACAAGTTAATATCAGAAGAAGATTATCAAGCTAAGCTTAATGAAATTATAGCCGAGTTTGCCCCGTCCACCCTAAACCCCGAATTACTTGAAGAAGAAAACCAGCGCGAGCTTGAAGCGTTACAAGAAAAACTTGATAACAAATTAATACTTCATCGCGAATATTACGAGCGCTTAGCAGTGCTTGAGAAAAAGGATCTTAAGGACAAGGAAGATAAAAACAATACTGAGATTGATTGGTCTAAATCAAATTCTAAAAAACAGATAGAAGATGGTATTGGTTTATTAAACGCTGTAGGCACTAACTCAAAGAAGATGCATAAATTAAAGCAAGCGGCATCAGCTGCTAATGCTTATATGAACACAGCAGAAGGTATTACTGACGCGCTCAAGACACAAAATTATGCAAGCGCTGCGCTTATAGCGGCTACAGGCGCGATTCAGATTGCGGCTATTCTTTCATCGTCTCCAGATGGCGGTGGTTCTAGTTCAACACAGGCCCCGTCACAACCTCAAGCGCAGCAATCATTTACAGACCAAAGCGCGACGGTTACGGATATATCAAGTGGGGCTCAAGACTCAATGAGAATTAGCATCGAATTTAGCGACGAGATTGTAGACACGATTGGGCGTAAGTATGACCAAGCTAAGTCGGACGGTCGCATATGATTTTTAGTAAATCCAATATCATTCGAAACAATACGATTGTTTTAACAGTCGGCACATTATCAAGTGGTGTCGTGCAAAACGTGCTAAATCCTGACTTCTCAAAAAACATTGTGAGTGTTTCATCTACGCTTTCTGTTGAGGTCCGTTCTGTGGGTAGCTCTCAGTATGTTGCATTGCATGGTTTATTATTGCCAATTGGTACGGTCGTTCGTGCCACTGCTTTAAATTACACCAAAGAATTTACCGTAACCGGTCGCAACAAAAATATAGTTTTTTATAACGATACACCCCAAGCACTAGGTAATTTGACCATAAGCTTTATCGGTGCGGGTCAAAAGATTATTTCTTTCATTCAAGCTGGCCTTTCAACAGTCATTGATTGGGGCACAAGCTCGGGCCAACTATTACCGTATTTGAGTAACAATGTTCGAGAGCGCGTAGCTATAACAAGTCGCGGATTGCCAACGACTAGATTACAAGTTGAAGAAACGCCACGGCTTTCTTTAAACTTGCAAAATATGACTAAAGCATGGGCTGAAAGCGACCTGATTCAAATATACAATCAATATAATACCATTGGCATATTATCAATATTAGATTATGAGCTAGACGACAAGCCTGATCACTCTTATGCAGCGTTTGAACTATCAAGCGCCACAGTTAAAACGCACTCGCAAACCACAACGCTAGTTGATGTAAACTTATCATTCAGGGCGGTCGCGTGAGAATACATTTTCATGTTATTGAGCTTGATTTACCTCAAGTTGTTGGTGCCTGCACAATAAGCGGCGAGCCGGGTTTTTCTACACCGCTAACATGCAATGACCAGAGTAGCTTCACGACCGTTATAAAAACACATAAGTTTACAGATACAGGATTGCTGCTAAATGAATCAGATGTTTATAAGTGCCTGCAGCGAGTTAATGAAACAACACCAAAGTTAAAGGCGGGCAACGGTGTAGCGAGTCGGGCCACTGCTAATATTTCTCTTATAGATTTTATTGAAGATCCAAACTTAACTAGTCCGGCGCTTATTGCAAACCCCGACTTAGCTCGGCAAGGCACGTTTTTTGGCAAACTAAAAGCCAGAAACATATTAGCAAACAAGCGTGTTCGCGTGAAATACTATGAGTCTGACGGTGTTACTCACACCTTAATTAGAACAAACAACTATATTGCAACTGACATAAAGCGCGGTAGCAATGATACCTGGTCTTTAACATGCAAAGACGTTCTATATCGGGCTGATGCTGACAAGTCTCAATTTCCCAAAGTCATAACTGGCAGATTAACAGGTGGCATAAATAGCGGTTCAACGTCGATAACCTTTGAAGGTGATATTGCAGACTGGACACCGTTTGCAAAATACACAGCGGTTATTAGTAACGACTTACTTATGATCACAAACGCCAGCGGAAATGCTACGCAAGTCACTCTGACTGTGGCCAGAGCCTCGACTATAACGCTAGGTGATAGAACTATATTGAATCAACCAGAAGATCATTCCGCTGGTGATGAGGTTTTTCGCGCTCGTAAATACAACAACGCAAATCTATATACAGTACTGCAAGACGTTTTTGCTGACGCAGGCATGTCAGTCGATGACTATGACGGTACTACGATGCAGTCTGAAATAGCGACTTGGATCCCCAGCATTGAAAACTCTATAGATGCAATATTCTTTGAATCAAAAGACAGTGCCAAACAGTTAGATGATATATGCGCACAATTTATGCTCGATATTTGGACTGATACTGAGCTTGGTAAAGTTACGCTAAAAGCCACAACGCCATGGAACCAGACTACCGCCGTATTAATAGAAAACCAGCAAATAAAATTCGGCTCGATTAGCATTTCAGAGTCAAAGGATCTGCATTATTCTCGTGCATTCTTGCAGTACGACAAGCGAAAGCTAACGGAGTCTGATGATAATGTGAATTTTGCTCGCTCTAGCCTGGCGGTTAACCGAGATTTGGAAGGTCCGCTTTATTATGATGAAGAGAAAATTAAAAAGCTTGGTAAGTCGATAATACTTTCAAACAAAACTAGCAACATAGAGATTGGCGATCTAATCACAACTCGTTATGTGCAGCGTTTTAGTAATAGGCCAGAGCAGATCGACTTTACGATTGACGAAAGTAACCTTAATTTTAAACTTGGCGATGTTGTTGAAATAGTAACTGCTGATAATCAAGATATTTTCGGCAATCCGAAGCAAGGTTTCAGATCCCAAGTTACACAAGTCAGCCCAACAAATGATGGTGGCCGCTTATATAAAGTTTCTACAACTACATATAATCCTTTTATCGGCGGTGTATTTGGTGGCGACATTCGGGTCAATTCTCAATTAGACGTAAACTTATATACTGAATCAGGTGGACCACCAGAAGCGGGCACCTTTACCTTTATTTTTGATGGTAAGCCTTACGGTCAAAACTCCTTGCCTCAAGCGGTTGCAATTGGCTCGTTTCAAACTGGCAGTATTGTCAATATCGTAGCCGTTAATGGCGCCATTATCACTGCGAAAGGTGGATTCGGCGGCAACGGCGGTCGTGGCAGTAATCGCGGTGAAGATGGCGACGATGGCGGTGATGGAGGGGTGACACTTAGAGGTACACCGGGCGTTACCGTTAATGTGTATTTACTTGGTGCAACTGGCGACCTAGGAAACGCATCGTATACTGCCGATGGCTATTTAGCCGCAGCTGGCGGAGGAGGTTCGGGAGGTGCTGGTAGTCGTGATGATATTGGACAAAGAATGGAAGAGGTTATTGGTGGCGGCGGCGGCGGTGTGGGCAGTGGATTTACTGCTAACAATATAGGTCGCGGCGGTCGTGGCAGTAATTTCGGTGAAGATGGCGACGATGGTAGACCTGGTACGCCACTAATTGCTGGTGATGGTGGTTATTCTGGCGCAGACAACGGCGCTAAGGGCGGCAATAGTGAGTCAGGCGCGTCAACGACAGGCGCAAGAGGTGGCGCAGCGGGTAAAGCCATTGTATTAAACAGCGGCACAGTCAACATTATAACAAATGGCAACACGTCCAGATTTAAGCGTGGTGCCGGTGACGCTCCAAGCTCTATCACATAGGCCTAAAAATGATTGGTGAGTTATTTGATAATGTTGAGCTATTCGACAATCAAGAGCTCGCCCGTTATTTTCGATTACCCCAAGCCCGAAACGGCACAAAAGCACTTGTGTTACGAGAAGGGCTAAGCATTGTTGGACAGCTTGAAATGAGCATCTCATTTATTGGTTCTGTCATAAACGTTAGTAACCCTTCAAATGATAAGTTTGTAAAGTTAAAAAACAACGTGCTTTATGGAAAGCAATTTAAAGTAAGCGGTTCAATTATTTACAACAGCAGTGTTATTTACAATCAAATAAAAATAGATTCACAAAGCGCAACGCCTTCAAATTATACAATAACGTACAGCACGCCATCATCAAGAAGCGAAGAGTTTGCGTGTTTGTTTGTGCCTAAGATTGGCGCGGACGCAATGACAGTTGGTGACAAAGTCACATCAACTATTGAACTCATATCAAGCGGCACCCCAACTTACTCAGGACTAGAATAATAAATGACCATTAGGAAGCTAATCGCCAGAGAATTAGGCAATCCATTAAATAGTAGTGGTGAAGATGTTGCGTTTTCTGTCAATGCAATTATCGATGCTATAGCTGCAGGTATTGAAGGACCGGCTGGACCAGCGCCCACGGTAACTGACAACGGTGACGGTACATTTACAATAACGGGCGAAAATGGGTCTATATTAATCAGTGACGGCACTGACGGTGATTCTGCTCCAATTCCTACTATTACAGACAATGGCGATGGCACATATACTATTGACAACGGCAATGGACAGTCAGTTACGTTTAAGAATGGTGAGGATGGAGAAACTCCTACAAAAGGAATTGATTATTTTGATGGACGCGATGGCTCTTTTGTTACTCGAGTCTATAGGAATTCAACAACTAAATTAACCGGAAGACCGACCGGCGGCACATTTAACGGGACTATTGAGGTAACACCAAGCAGCACGACCGATACACCTAG